ATGATTCAGAGTTTGGTTCACCACAAGCATATTTTGAGAACTATGGTATAGATACAAGTAGAGTTCTACATACACCTATTACGAATGTAGAAGAATTAAAATTTGATATTATATCACAACTCGAAGGATTAGATAGAGATGATAAGGTTATTGTAATAATAGATTCAGTCGGTAACCTTGCCTCTAAAAAAGAGTTAGAAGATGCAATAAACGAAAAATCAGTGGCAGATATGTCTAGAGCAAAAGCACTGAAAGGTTTATTTAGAATGACAACACCATATCTAAATATGAAAAATATACCTTTGATTGCAGTTAACCACACTTATCAAGAGATTGGCTTATTTCCAAAAGCTGTAGTTTCTGGTGGTACTGGTATTTACTATAGTGCTGATAATATCTGGATCCTTGGTCGTCAGCAAGACAAACAAGGTACAGAAATAAAAGGCTATCACTTTGTAATCAACGTGGAGAAGTCAAGATATGTTAAAGAAAAGTCTAAAATTCCTATTTCTGTTAGTTGGGACGGTGGTGTTCAGCATTGGTCTGGCCTGCTCGATGTTGCTATGTCTGGTAATTATGTTTCTAAGCCAAGCGCTGGTTGGTACTGCAGAGTTGATAAATCAACTGGAGAATTGGTGGAACCAAAAGTTCGAGAAAAAGACACATTAAATGAAGAGTTTTGGAAACCAATAATTGAAGAAACAGATTTTAAAAAATATTTAACTAACAAATATTCAATATTAAACTCTGTTAATTTAAGTAAATTGGATGAGCATTAATGGAAGAAAAAGTAGATTATGAAATTATTCCAGATAAAGCTGATGAACAAGCTTGGAATGTAAGAATTTTAACAGGCCCATATACAGAAACAGTGATTAAATATGGGACTGTTAAGTTTAATGAAATACCAAAAAATATGTCATTTAATTTTGATATCGTATCTTCGCCTGATGAAAGTTTAAGTGTAGATGATGTAGACTTACAAGACTTTGTTGGTCTTATGCTTGAAAAGATTATGGCTAAAGGTATAGAAGAAGGTACTGTAATAACAAAAGAGGTAGAAGATGGAAAAGATAACTAAGACAGAAAGATTAGTTTTATTAATGGACGAAATTGCAATTGCAAAAAGTAAATTACAACCACATGATACTGGTCACATTTATACTTCAATAAGCTACTTAGAAAGTAGAGTTGAAGAATTACAAAAAGAAATTGATGAAGGATTAAGAAAAGCTGCCTATGCCAACTAATTTAGAACAAACTATACTGCGTAATCTTCTTACTGATGAAGAATACATGCGTAAAGTATTACCATTCATAAAACCTGATTACTTTCAAGGTATATACAGAATATTGTTCAGAGAAGCTGGTAAGTTTGTTGCAAAATATAATAAACTACCAACTTCTGAATCATTTCAAATTGAACTTGATCAATCAGAAAAACTTAGTGATGAACAACATACTTTAGCTATGGATATAGTTCCACAACTTTTTACTCATGAAAAAGTTGATGGTAAGTGGCTTCTTGATACTACAGAAAAATGGTGTCAAGATAGAGCAATATACAATGCTATCATGGAATCAATATCAATCATTGATGGTAAACACGAAGAACTGACTAAAGGTGCTCTTCCTGATCTTTTAAGTAAAGCTCTTGGTGTTGCCTTTGATTTAAAGGTTGGTCATGACTATGTTGAAAATGCTGATCAACGTTTTGAATTTTATCATACTGAAGAAGATAGATTACCTTTTGATTTAGAATACTTCAATACAATTACAAAAGGTGGTGTTCCTCGTAAGACATTGAATATAGCATTAGCTGGTACAGGCGTAGGTAAATCTCTATTCATGTGTCATGTTGCTGCATCATCATTAGTTCAAGGTCACAATGTTTTGTATATTACTATGGAAATGGCAGAAGAAAGAATTGCTGAAAGAATAGATGCTAATTTATTAAATGTACCTATTGATCAACTTGATAAAATGTCAAAAGATATGTTTACTACAAAAGTAAAAGATATTGCTCGTAAGACGACTGGTAAGTTAATTATTAAAGAGTATCCAACTGGTTCAGCACATTCAGGTCATTTTAGAGCTTTACTTAATGAACTTAAACTTAAAAGACAATTTGAACCTGATCTTATATTCATTGATTATCTTAATATATGTGCAAGTTCTAGAATGAAAGGAATGGGCGGTGCAATCAATTCATACTCTTACATTAAAGCAATTGCTGAAGAATTACGTGGCCTTGCAGTCGAATTTGACGTACCGGTCTTCTCTGCAACGCAAACGACTCGTTCTGGTTATTCTAACTCGGATGTTGGGCTTGAAGATACAAGTGAATCTTTTGGATTACCCGCTACAGCGGATTTAATGTTTGCTCTTATATCAACTGAAGAACTTGAAAAACAAGGTCAGTTCATGGTCAAACAATTAAAGAATCGTTACAACGATCCAACGCTTCATAAAAGATTTGTAGTTGGTGTTGATCGTAGTAAGATGCGATTATATGATGTAGAAGAAAATCAACAAACATTAACTGACGACACACCAGTTTTTGATAAAACTCCAACTGGTGAACGATTTAAGGATTTCAAGTTATGATAGCAAAATTAATTTCGTATAGCAAATCATCTGAATTTGAAAGTTATGATAGTAACGAATATGGACCACTTGATGTGCAAGACTTAATTGCTTTTTGTGCAAGAGTTTCTAATCCATCAGGCCAACTAAATACTGAAACTAATGAAAAGCTTTTAAAATATCTTATTAAGCATCAACATTGGTCTCCGTTTGAAATGGCAAGTGCTTGTATTGAAATTAATACTACTAGAGATATAGCCAGACAAATACTTAGACACCGTAGTTTTAGTTTTCAAGAGTTTAGTCAAAGATATGCAAACCCAGTAAAGGAGTTACAATTTGTTACAAGAGAAGCGAGAATGCAAGACGATAAGAATAGACAAAGTAGTATCGAAGTTGATGACGAAGCTTTCCAACTCGATTGGGAAAGAGAACAAAGGCGAGTCATATGGATGTGCAAACAAGTCTATGAAGCTGCAATCAAAAAAGGAATAGCTAAAGAAGTTGCAAGAGCAGTATTACCTGAAGGTTTAACCACATCAAGGATTTATATGAATGGAACAATAAGAAGTTGGATTCATTTCATTGAATTAAGATCAGGTAATGGTACTCAAAAAGAATGTAGTGAAGTTGCAAGAGCTTGTGCTGAAGCAATATCAAAAATATTTCCGATGGTGAAAGGGTTTGTGAATGAATGATAAAGAACCAGAAAGATATTATGATTGGATGCTATGGAAGCTCAGACAAGATGCTGAGTGGAAATCCATAAAACAAAAAACAAGAGAACCATTTATAAGACAACTTTTAAAAATGGATAGTTTGGTACTTGCTTTAATCTATACTACAGGTCATATCTTTATTGCCATGAATGTTGTATATTTTATGACAGGTGCTAACTTATGGGAAGCTGGTGCTGTGGCTCTTGTTGAACCAATAATAAATGGTTGTTGGTTTTTTGTATTACATATATTATGGAAAAAAATACAAAAAAGATGAAAAAAAAGGTGTACATTCCTTTAAAACTGGTGTATAATAATACTATAAAATTAAAAAGGGAGTTTATATAATGGGTATACACATCGGACCACACGATCGATCATCTTCATGGATTGGCAGATTCGATCCTCAAAATCCTCAAGATATGTTAGAATATGAAATGGTTAAATCTGTTGCAAAAGCCTGCAATTCATCTGACAGAAAGTTTAGAGTTGAGAAGAAAGGTAGAAAACCTACTAAAGGTTTTACTTACTTCGGTGATCCTATAGGAGGTATTAAAAATGCTACATTATGGGATGTCTATGTGTATAGGAGATATTCATGATTATTGTTGACTATAGTGGCATAGCATTAGCTAGTATTATTATTAATAAAACTAATGATGAACAACTTATTCGCCATATGATACTAAATTCTTTACGCATGTATCGTAAAAGATACAAAGAAGAATATGGTGAAATGGTTCTTGCTGTAGATGCTTCAAACAACTGGCGTAGAAAAGCTTTTCCACAATATAAAGCTAATCGTAAAAAGGGTAGAGAAGAATCCTCATTCGATTGGAATGAAGCGTTTAGAATATTAAATCTTGTAAGAGAAGAAATATTAGAAAATCTTCCATATAAAGTTATTCGAATCGATGGTTGTGAAGCTGATGATGTAATAGGTACATTAGTTACTATGAAATCAGAAGTAGAATTTAATCCAGAAAAGATTATGATTGTATCTTCTGATCGTGATTTTTTACAATTACAAAGATTTCCAAATGTTAAACAATTTTCACCATTAAAGAAAAAAGAAATGATAGAAGCTAATCCAAGATTATTTCTACAAAATCATATCATACGTGGTGATAAAGGAGATGGTGTACCAAACATATTATCTGACGATAATGTATTTGTTGAAGGGTTTAGACAAACACCTATGACACAAAAAAAAGTTGATGCACTTATTGAAGATGTGAATGAAGGTGAATTACTTTATGCAGCATCTTGGTATAGAAATTACTGCCGTAATAAAAAATTAATTGATCTAAGCGAAACACCATCTGAACTTAAAACACAAATTATAAATACTTATAATGAACAAGATCCTGGTCCTAAGACAAGTAAAGTACTTAATTACTTAGTGGCCAAGCGTTGTAATAATTTGATTGAAAGTGTACAGGAGTTTATTTAATGAAACAATATGTTTTTGAAGTTTTAGAAGAAATGTCTAAACAAAGAAGTAAAAATGATAAAGTTCGTGTTCTCAAAGAAAATGAGTCATGGGCTTTAAAGGACATTATAAGAGGATCTATGGATACAACAATTGAATGGAATTTGCCTGAAGGTGAACCACCATATGTTGCATCTGCAGCACATAATCATCCAACTAATCTTACAAGGCAAAATTCACAATTTAAATATTTTGTGAAAGGTGGACAAGGCGATAAAATGCCTAAGTTTAAAAGAGAACAGATATTCATAGGAATACTAGAAGGCGTACACCCTGAAGATGCTAAACTAGTTATTAATATGATTAATAAAAAGAAAATTCCAGGAATTTCTAGACCAGTTGTAGAGGAGGCCTTTCCAAATTTACTTAAAGACTAACTCTGCAACCTTTTTGAAAGGCAAAGAGATGGTACTACAACAACTTGAAAAACACTACGGACTAACATTTAAAAAAAGAGGTAGGATTAATCGAATGGAAAAAATAGATAAAAAAAGAAATTTCATAAGAAAAAAAGTCAAGTTGATGAAAATACTGGAGAATAAATTTCAAATCAATTAAAAAAATAACTGTTTACAAACCGCGAAAAACATGATACAATTATATTATTTAAAAGGTGAAAAGTATGAATATTTTTATATTGGATAAAGATCCACAAAAAGCAGCCATGATGATGTGTGATAAGCATGTGCCTAAGATGATTATCGAATCTGCACAAATGCTATGTACTGCACATAGACTTCTTGATGGCAAACCAGAAAAACGAAGATCTCGTTCAGGTAAAACTGTTCAAACTTATTATTCGTTTGGCGATATGCGCGATGATATTTACTATGCAGCTGTACACAAACATCATCCTTGCACTGTATGGACAATGGAAAGTAAAGACAATTACAATTGGCATTATCATCATTTTGTTTCTCTTGCTAAAGAATTCGAATTTCGTAGAAATAAAAAACACGTTACATTCGAAAAGTTAGGTGTTGTACTCGCTGCACCGCCTATAAATATACCAGAAGCTGGTCTTACTGAGTTTGTTCAAGCAATGTCTGCTTATCCTGACTGTATAGTCCAAGGTGATGCAGTACAAGCTTACAGAAACTACTATCATAAAGCTAAACCATTTGCTAAATGGGATTGGGGTAGACCAGCACCAGATTGGTGGGAAGGATATCAAGGTGCCTAAGTATACAGTAAAGCCTTTAGAAGAAGGCGATGAATACGATATTGAGTGCAGTTCAGAAGAATTAGAAGCTTATCTTAAAAAATATAATTGCATAAAAGTACTTAAATTTCCAGGCGTAATTGCTGGTCATGGAAGTCTCCTATCAAAAACAGATAACGGATGGAAAGACAATCTTCAAAGAATTAAACAAAATTCTGGGAAAGGTAATACCATCAAAGTATAGGAGACTAAAATGAATATGTTTTTCATTGTAGTAACATTTGTTATGTCTACTCCTAATGTAGATAGACCAATATATATTTTTTCAGAACCTTCATTTGATAATTATATTAAATGCTATGAACATGTACAAAAAAATAATATGAATATGTTTAGATCTGCGGCCGGTGCTTACAATTTTAAATTACAACCAGAAGCTATATATTGTCTAAATGAAAAAGCAGTAAAAGAAATATTCGATTATAATGAAAATCCAGCAGAAAAGAAAAATATATAAAATATGATAAAACCAGATTATGAAATTATTGATGATTTTGTTCCAGATTATACTAATGAGCATATTAATAAAGTTTTAAGTGGTATTCATTTCCCTTGGTTTTTAGCAGATAAAGTTAAAACAAAAAACATAGAAAATGAATTACAAAATAATCAGCTTTTCCATTTGATTTACTTTTATAAAGATCTTTATAAAAGTAATTATTATTCTTTAATTGAACCTATTTTAAAAAAACTTGATATTGATATTTTGTTAAAAGTTAAAATTAATTGTACAACATATACTGATAAAATATTTGAATTTCCTTTTCACGTAGACACAGAACATAAAGCAAAAACGTGTGTATATTACGTTAACGATAATAATGGTTATACATATTTTAAAGATAATTCAAAAGTTTATAGTAAAGCAAGAAGATTAATTAAATTTGATTCTCATCATTTACACTCCGGAACAACAAGTTCAAACACTAAATACAGATTCGTTATTAATATAAATTATATACCTAAAGAAATGATCACATATGACAAAGAGATTTAATCATGAAAAAATTGATATCGGCTATGAAGATCTTATCGCCACAACTACCGACACTGGGAGAACTTACAGTACTCCTGATGGCAAGTCTTATCCTAGTATCACAACAGTTCTAAGTATACTGTCTGAAGATGCTATAAGAGCGTGGCGTGAAAGAGTTGGAGTCGAACAGGCTGATATAATCAGTGGAAAAGCATCGAGACGTGGAACAAAAGTCCATAGTATTGTAGAGAAGTATTTAAGCAATGAAGACACAACACAAGAATTGCCACACATCAGGCAGAGTCTCGCAAATCTCAAACCTGTACTTGATAACAATATTGGAAAAATATATGGTCTCGAGGTGCCACTATTTAGTCATCACCTCAAACTCGCAGGACGGTGCGACTGCATCGCTGAGTACAATGGAGTACCCTCAATAATTGATTTTAAAACTTCTAAATACATTAAGAAGAAAGAAAGAATCACAAACTATTTCGCACAAGGTGCAGCATATGCAATCATGTGGGAAGAAAGAACGGGCATGTCAATACCAAACATAGTTATTATTATGGACGTTGATCATGAAAAACCGTCTGTGTTCGTAGAACACAGAGACAACTGGACTAAATTATTAGAGGATACAATTGATGAATATAGAAAACGAAAGCTTTTTGGACACTAACATGCCTATAGGATTAACAAGAATAATTCAATTAAGATTTGAGTTTGAAGAGATCACTAGAGGCTACAATATGGAAGTATCTGGTTCTGATATAAATACTATAGAATGGTTTATTGAAAATGGCCACAGGTCAAATTCACTTCGTGATGGATTTAATGATGCATTAAACATAGCGAAGAAAATAAAGGAGTTCTATAATGAGCGAAGAAGAGTTGAAGAAAGCGGGCTTTCATCCCGCGGATACTAACGGTGATGGTACTGTTTCTGAAGAAGAACAGGCGATGTATTTGGAATTTAAAAGGAAAGAAATGGAAGACGCAGACGCACAAAGAGATGCTATTAGAAAAATGGCATGGTTTGCTCTATTTGGATTGTTATTATATCCAATTGGGATTTTTATAACTTCTGCATTTGGGCTATCTGAAGCAGCAGGATTAATTGCTGATATTGCACCAACATATTTTGCATCTATTGCTGTTTTAGTTTCAGCATTCTTTGGCGCTGATGCATTAAAAGGTAAAGCGAGTAAACCAGCACCAAAAAAATAAAGTAAAAGGATTTTGTTATGAAAAGGTTGATATATCAAGTTTACACTGGTAAAAAATCGAGGCTGTATGATCACTGTACAGCCTCTGTTAAATTATATGCTGAAGAAATTAATAAAACTGAAAAACCTCAAAATCGTGTTGACTATATAGTTCAAACAATTCCAAAAATGATGATTAAACCAGACGTATTTGCTACAAATCGTAGTAAAGAGTCATATGAAAAATACGGTGGATTTCTACCAATATATGAAAAAGAAAATGCCTTTGATTACTGGAATAAATACGATCAAATTGCTATCATTGATGCAGACATCTGGATAAGACCAGGATCACCTAACATATTCGATGAACTAGATCCTGAATCTGATTTTGGTGGTGTTGTGGAAAGATCTGCTCCTATTCTCCCTTGGTACAAACAAAAGCTTGCTGGATATACAAGAATGCAGTACAGCGATCTTAAAGATGTTGATTGGAAATGGAATGACGCTGGTGGCCATTTTTATAATATGGGTCTTATGTTATTAGATAGAAATATTAAAAAATATTTAAAAGATCAGACTGGAAAGCAATTTATTGAAAGACCTGAATTTAAAAAATTTGTTGACGGACTAGGCGCATGGAAGTGGAGTACTGATCAAACTCTTTTAAATTATTGGGTTAAAAAAGAAAATATGATTCAGAAAGAATTACATTGGAAATGGAATGCGTTATTCACTGCAATACCAGATGATAAAATTAAAGAAGCACATTTTGTACACTTCTTTCTTAAAGACAAATTACCAAACAGCGGTGAAAATATTGAACAATTAATGGAGAAAGTGATATGAGTTGGAGAGATCCTAATTTTGAACCTGCTAAATCTTTTACGATAGATATTAGTATTGCTGAATATATTGATAGATATTCTATATTATTAATAAAAAAAGAAAAAGGCTTAGATGTAGAAAGAGAATTAAATCAATATGAAAGCCAGGATCTTACTCATGACGGATTTGACCATTACTTAGGAATTATGAGAGCAATTAACGAAGAGTTATGGGATTTAGAAGATCGTAAAAGAAAAAGCGTAGAAAGATATAGTAAAGAAGAAGCTGATACAGCTTTTTTAATTACTCAAATTAATGATTTACGGCATGAAACAAAAAAACGCATTGATGTTTATTTTGGTAGTGCGTTTACAGAAAAGAAAAGCCATTGAAGCATTTAGCATTAAGATCAAAGAGCGTAAGAAGCGGTGATAGACCTTACACTACACCTGGTTTAGGTGATAGAGTTCATAGCGCTATGATAGCATATCAATACGGAAAAGCACACAACTCTTCAGTTACAATTCATATCACTGATGATAAATGGAGTATTGCAGGCGGCGTACCTTCTGCTAAAAAGAAAAAATCTTGGATAGAAATATTAGC